AACCAGTGTGATTTACCATGTCTGTATCCGAGCTTTCTGTCAACATCACGCCAAAATCGTAATTGATGGTCTCCAGTAAACTGGAATTTGAGGTTAACGACCTCTAATTCATCTGGTGGTAGTAGAGATTTAAGGATGTCTGATAACTCGTTTATTTCAACCGTTTCTGGTGTTCTGTCGAATTCCATTAGTCTCCTTTCTCCTCAATTTATCCTTCCTTCATTAGTTTAGTGTATTCTTTTTCATAATTCCACTTTTTTTTCTTTTCATATTTGAAATTCTGAGCGAGATGCCATTCCTGAGGAAGGTTATCCTTCATCCATTCTGAGGACCATATGGGGTTACCGTGAAATGACTCATACCCAAATTTGTGGTGACTTGGACACAACAGCACCAAAAATTGGAAGGGAGCGTATTTCTCACCTAAGATATGATGACAGTCAAGCTTACCCTCTGCACCACATACAGCACATGTCTTATATTTCAATCTGCATATATCCTTGGCGAGTTTCATTACTTTAGCTCTGGTGTATTTCATCATCTTCTCCTAATATTCTGAGTGTTGACTTAAGTAGTTCCTCAAAGTCTGCGAGGTTAATCTTAAGTTGCTCATTAGCATTATGCCATAACATGTTCGATTTGCCATACCTAAAGCCCATATGTCTGTCCAAATCACGCCAAAAATTGAAATGATGGTCTCCTGTGAAAGCCCATTTAAGTTCACATATCTCACGCTGCTCTGGTGTGAGTAGGTTCAAGAGAATGCTGCTCAACTCCTCATTCTCAAGCGTCTCTGGTGTTCTGTCATATTCCATTTTATCCTTCCTTCATTAACTTAGTGTATTCCTTCTCATAATTCCATTTCTTTTTCTTATATTTAAAATTATTTATAATGTGCCAATCTAAGGGCATATTATCCTTAATCCACTCTGATGCCCATATAGGGTTACCGTGAAATGACTCAACCCCAAATTTGTGGTGACTTGGACACAAAAGCACCAAAAATTGGAAAGGTGAAAATCGCTCTCCTAGGATATGATGACAATCAAGCTTACCCTCTGCACCACACACGGCACATGTCTTATATTTAGCCTTGCACATATCTTTGGCTAATTTCATTACTTTATTTCGGGTATATTTCATTATGCCCTTTTCAAGATACTTAATGCATATTTAACTGGATATTTCTTAGTATAACTCTTCATAAGTGCTTCTTTTATAGCATCTTCCGACTTATCTGATAATTTCCTTAGCTCATTATGCCATTCCTTAATCTTATCTAAATCAACTGGCTTATGTTGGACTTTAACACCACTTATTTTATCTAATACTTTCTCATGGTCAATATATTTCTCCTTTAATTGCTTGGTCACAAATGCGATAGGGTTTAAGGCACCTGCATAATTTGCATCTTTAAGTAATTTATTTTTAATTTCTATTCTTTTGACAGGGAGCTTAAGCGACCTGCAATTCTTCTCAATCTCTAGTAAATCTTTAATATCATCTGGATGCATACCGTATAAAATTGAGTCTTCTAACCCACCATCATTTATAAATTGAGTTCCGCCATTTGCATGAGTGTGTAATCCATATTCCTCAAGATGTTGTATTTCTTCCTCTATAGAAACAAGCGTAGAAGCCTCTATCTCTACCAAGGCGACCTCTGCACCCTCTATCACCACGATAGGCTCTTCAGCGGCAACCTCCGGCGATTCTATCATCTCTACGTTGAGCTTCTTAGTCCATCGCTCAATCTTTCTTTTATCTGATAGCGATTTCTTTCCTTTAGATATTATGCCAAGACTTACCATGGCTCGTTGGATACCTGAAGGTCTTTTTTCTTTAGCCATTGATTTGATTGTTGCACGTATAGATGAAATAATCCAATTACCTAAATTCAACTTATCTGGCTTTTGTACATTCTTAATATAGCCCCATTTACACAAAGTGGTTTTATCCACAATTATGTTATAATCAGAATTGATGTATCCATACTTAATTAAATTATGGACATGTCTTTTTACTGTAGCTGTATCACAACCAGCTATCCTCTTAATTGAGTTCTGTGTCTTAGCACCATCTGAGATGAATGAGAAAAACAACTTGTCGTTTGTACTACAATCTGTATCTAATTTGAATAAATTCATTTCCCTGTCTTTTCCCTGTCCTGTAAAAAAAAAAAAAGTAAGCAACAAGAGACCAAGACAGGGAAATGTTTTAAATCTCCTGAAGCCTACAATCTATATAAGTAAGCTGTATGTGATTTTCTAAATAAAAATAAAATAAAAATAAAATATATTCTGAAGGAGCGTTGTTTGTGTCTCCGTCCCCGGAGGGGCTTGAGGAGCACAACAACGTCTCTTTTATCTATCCAATTGCTCGCTTCGCTCACAATTGTCTTTGTAAGATATCATTCAGAACCATCCCCCCTTACAGTTATATATGCTGTGAGATACTTCAGATGGCGATTAATATAAGGTCTTACTTAGTTTAACTTATTTTTGGTGTTGCCGTTTTGCCGTTTTCTTCAGATTTAAAAACGAACCCGTTGCCGTTTGCCGTTGCTTCTTTACGAAGGAGGGTGTGTGGCTCAAGCCCCTCCGGGGACGCCCCACTCCTCTCCTTTAAAAAGATGTTCGCTTCTCTTTCTTTCTTTAAAGACTTTAGATGCAATTAAAAGGTAGGTTAAATACTTATCTCGAAGGTACTTACAGACATCTCTATATGTCAAAACCTCCAACATTTGATGTCAAAACCTCCAACATTTGTATGTCAAAACCTCCTCGGTAAAACATGTCAAAACCTCCTCTTTTCACGTCAAAACCTCCTCGGTACAACGGAAAACTCCCCCCCCCTAAAACGGGAGTTTATGACACTTATTTTATTTTATTCTTAACTTTTTTTTGACTTTGTGCCGATATATAATATATAGAAGAAATTATGAAAATATGTAAGAAATGTAAAGAAGAGAAAGAGTTATATGAATATGGTAAAATAAGAAAAAATAAGGATGGTCGTAATAATTTATGTCTTGTTTGTGCAGGTGAGCATAGAGATAAACTACATAATGAGCACCCAGAAAAAAGGCTAGTATCAAACATTCAGAATTATGCCAGACAGCTTAATATGATAGATAAACCTATCAAGTGTTCTATATGTGACTATCAGCCAGACAATATTGGTCAGATATGGGCATATACACCAGACTATAATAAACCTTTAGATATTATATGGTGCTGTCGAAAATGCCACAAATTACAAACCAGACTAGAAATTGAAATTGATATCTCACGTCTAAATGTTTTAGCTGGATGGATGGGATATGATTGTATTCAAAAGTTTAAGCATAATTCGAAGAGAAGAGTTCTAGAAGAACAGCTAAAAGAAAATTATCCAAATCTTATTTTAGCGTAATCTTAGCTTGTTCATTGAGTTTTTCAATGATTTCTAATTGTTCCAGAGCTATCTTATACTCATCCGCCGTCATTGATTCCAGCATTTTGTCAAGGGCTTTTATTATTTTTTTATCTTGTTTGTTCATACCTTATATATAGTCCCGAAAAATATTTTGAAAAATCTTATTTTTTTCTGGAAAATTGATGGTAGAAGTACTATCATACTAGTGGAAGGCAATAATGCCGACCCAATTATCTTGAAAGGATAATAAGATGAGCAAAGCAATTGAAGCAGCAGTAGACGATGGATTCATAATCATAAGACATATGGCAGTAGAGCTTATTGAGCTACTGGATGTATTAGTTCACACAGATGCACCAGCCCCAGAATATAAGGATGACGTGATAGTTCTTGGTGATACTATAGCAAATGCTAGTACTACAATCAAGGCTACAATAGAATCAATGCATGGTAAGGGAGACATTGGTTGAGGGCTTTCATCCTTTCAACCTCAACCGGGGGGTTAGAAAGCCCCCAAACTTTTTAGGAGAACAAAAATGATAGGAGCTTACTTAGTTATAGCAGTACCAACAATGATAGTAGTTGCATTCTTACTATCATGTTGGCAAAGATAGAGTTTTCTTGCGTATAGCTCGTTGCTATACATTCATAATAAAGAAGCCCCTGCTTGGTTTACGCAGGGGCTTCTTCTTTACCTACTTCATATCTTTTATAATTTTTTTAGTCTCGTTATCCTGTTCATGTCCTAGAGCATTCTTAATCGTCTCTTCAGCACCCTGAAGTTTGGCGATGGCTCTATCCACCCCTTTAACCGTTTGCTTCAAAGCTACTTCTTTTTTCTTTAATCTAACTTTGAAATAACTATCCCAGACCCAGTATACTGCCCCTGCCAATCCTAAGCCTGCGGCAATCAACATTATCCAAGGGTAGTGGGCTAAGGCTATCAGAGCTACACCAGCGCCGACTAGTGCTGCACCAATATAGTATCGTTTAAGCCAGATAGCACCGACTACACCTGCGATGATACACAATGCACCAAAGTAATACAAAGCATATATTCCAGTGTTCTCGCTTTCAGTATAAGTAGTGGAGCCTACAGAGGTGGTATCTGTTCCGAGGGAGCTTTCAGAAAAGATTGGAGCACGGATGGAGGCACCCCCCACCCCGTAAGCTATGGCTTTCTTTGTGACAGTTCTCTTACCATCACTAATTGTGTCTTCATTCTTGTACCAACTGCAACCACACATCGTCATCATCGCAACTAATAATAGTAACTTTTTCATTCGCTCTCCTTAATGTTTTAAATTTGGGCAGTGACCCTTCTCAACGCAGCCAGCACAATCGTCAGGATAGAACCTGCGAATTTCTAAGCAGCTTTCCTCTTCCAGCATACCAACAAGGCTGCGTAATTTATCATATGCATTACACATGTCTTTAACTTTGGTGTGAGTCTCTTCTACATGTTTAATGACCTCTCGTGTGGCTGGTGTATCATCATGCTCCTGAGTGGCTAATAAATGTAATACGGTTAAATGGTGACACCACATCATTAGGGTCTCTCTCATAACCGGAACTGTCATCGCTAATTTTTTTGTAGGATTCATTATAGTGGACTCAATTTGCCCCAAGGGGATACCCAAACAGGTGAACCTTCTGATAGATAAGTCCATCCAACACAGTGTCCTTTTGTGTCATAATAGACTGTAGCTATGCAGCATTCACTGTGGGCTATAGTATAAGTTGTGCCAGTTAGGTCTGGTCCAATATGGTCAACTTGGAAATCTGGACTTCCAGTACTTTCTTCTGTCCATATGTCATCGCCTTCAACGGTAATAAAATTTTCTACGATTTCTTCTACATCTATTTCTGTTACAACTTTAGGTAAACAAACATATTGGTCAATACCATTTTGGTCTGTAACACGGTGAGCTATTACTTTATCACCAACTTCATAAGTTGCAGCATCAGTTGATAAATTTCTATTTAGTTCTATTAGGTGAGGTAGGGTTCCTTTAGCTGTGCCATTTAAGATACTACTCTTTAAACTATCTTTGTATGTGATTGAACCATTTTGTGTGTTGTTAACAACATAGTCGATTTTCCATTTATATCGTGGTGCCTCAGTGCCACCCAAAACTTCTGTAATTTCACCAACTACAGCGTATAGTTCGTTAGGTCTGTTATCATTAAAAGATAAATCTGTTAAATTAAAATCTTTTTCAAACTGTTGAGTTGTTCTATCATCACGAGCAGAACCTTTATCGCCAGCCTGTGCTACTCTAAATGTTGACATTAGAACCCTCCTAGATTAAAGAAGAACGGTTCTTCATTGAAATTCCTTAGTCCGGGAAGCACCTGTGGTCTTGATATACCATATGGTTCTGCATCAGATACTCTAGGGTCGGGGTCGTCTGGGTCATCCTTAGCAGGCCATGGCTTCTTCATATCATCAGACACCACTATGTCGCTGGGGCGGAGTCCAAATTGGTCAATAAATCCAATAAACTCCTCAAATCCGTCAACGTCATAGACAAAACTAGCTTCTACGTTAAAGGACCAGTTGTGATTTGTAGAGAAAATTCTCATGTTATTACACATCCACTGACCGGCGGTTAGGATTGTATTATCTCCTACCTTGTATTCTTCGTTAACATAATTTATGTATCTTCTAGGCCATTGGAATAAAGTCTTTCCTGCTTCAAAATTCAGAGCATTTGTAAATGATATTTTTCTACGACCAATAACCTGTATTAGGTCTTTGCGTACCTGAGTTGTAGCTCCACGATTGTTAGTTCTGGCGTTATCAATCAAAAACTGCGCTCTATCAGGTGCTGGTATAGTAAGCGGCACATACTTAATTTTAATTGGGTCTTCATTAATGTCCAGCCCCCTCGTAATGGTACGGCTAACGGTCTGCACCTCATAGACCCATGTGCCATCCAAAATTGGTTCGGCAGGTACACCCCACTGTATAATAACCTGTGCTCTCTGGTCTTGAAGAAGCATAACGCTTATAGACATTGCACGAACACCAGCCTTTTTTAAATCTTCATTAGGGTGTTCGTCATTAACATTGATTCCAACTTTTGTTATAGCTGCTAATTTTGCCTTGGCTTCAGAATCTAGTGAATCATCTGTTTGCTTAGCCATCTTAACAAAGATATGTTGTTCATCAGAATAGGTTTCATCCTCATTAAAAGTAAACGTATTGCTTCTTGGAAACATCGGTTTTTCAGCCATATTATTGTCCCTTTCCTGTATCCTTAGGAAGTCTCCCGTCTAGGATAATTTTAATATCAGTGAGTATTGTATTGGTTGCAGAGAACCCTGTAGATATTGGGTCTTCTTTTGGAATTTCTTGTAGTGCTCCAGCTACTCCGAACGCTCCAAGTTTCCCACTTGCAACAGTAGTACCTCTTTGTTGGTCTAGAATAAATTTCCTGTCCTGAGCCTTTTTTGTATCATGTCGGATTTGTCTTAATCTATTGAGATTCTTCATAACCTCAGGTGAATGAGCAGACTCCCTCTGCTTAAGGCTTTCGTCTAGCTCAAACTTATTTTGTTTTAATTCTACATCTACTGCTCTTACCTTTTTTGCTCTTTCTGCGGCTGCAGCCCCATAAAGAGTAGGTTCTTGTAAACGTTCACGTTTTTCTAAAAGACCTTCTGTATGTTTGCCTGTTCTAAAATCTGTAGACCCTCTTCTTTTTGCCATTAAGGCTTGGAACTCATCTGTAAATCTATTTTGAACACCTTCTATACCAGCAATTTTAGCACCAATGCCTGCTCTTAATTGTAGTCTTCCCTGTTGGAACGAAGCGGCTTCTGGATTAAATGCAAATTTATTAGATAATTGAAGACTTTTTAAACTTACATTAGAAGAGTCAACAGACCCTCTAAGGCTATCAAACTCTGTAACTAATCTTACTGCTGCTTTTGCTATATCATTTAAACCAGCTCCCTCTCTGGTTTGTTCGTTTATCTTTTTAACAAAACCTAAACCCGGAACACCAGATACTACGTTTTCTAAAGTTCCACCACCAAGCCTTCTTTGAGCCAATTCTGCAAAATCACCCCTACCTCTTAATCTTCTTCGAAGACCAATTTCTCTTTCTCCAATAGCAATGGCAGAACCTATTTTTAATGCTTGGTTAAACACACCAAGTATAGCACCAGCCTTAAGAAATGTATCAGTTAATTTGCTTGAAGCATTTTCTAATGCTTTTTGTTGCCTTACTAAATCATCAGCGGCTTTCTTTTGCTTTTTTAAGAATACACTACTTTGTGGACCACCCATAGTTCTTTGTCTGAATCCTTCCATGGCACCGTGTCCAGCGGCTTCAGCGGCACTTCTAGCAGCAGCAAGTAGTCTTTCTCTATTTTCAGCCATTCTATTTTTAGCCATTATATATTGAACTCCCGTCTAATGTATTCCATCTCAAGCTTATCTCCATCATCTGGACCTTCACTTTTCTCCACACCCATAATGTCTGGGATTCTATGTAAAAAACCTTGCATTTGTCTAAGTGTTAATTTTGTATAATCAACGCCGGGATAAAAATGACTCATCGACGCTAAATCCAAAATAAAATCATACTTAGTTACTTTTTTTTTATATCTTTAGAGTCTTTTTTGTCAACCATAACTCTTTTTATATCCACCAAATCATATACCAATTGAACAAGTTCATCAGTTATAGCAAGACCTGCAACCCAGTCATAGGTAACTTCTGGGTCTCTTTTGTGCAGAGCAGTGTAAAGAACAAAAGCATATCCCTCATGCGAACCCAAAAGAACAGTAACTAGGTCATAAGGAGACATTGAAATAACATTATTGTATTCGTTAATACATGCTGAAGATAATTCTCCACCTTTTTCGTTATTTTTATATTTTTCTTTTATAGCATTTCTTTCTCGCTCGACAAAAATATGAGCAAGCTCATGATAGTCTCCTATCGTAAGTTTTTCTGCTGTAAATTTCTTATCATTAATTTCTATGTCAATCGGCACGTTACTGGATGTATACAATTTTAACATTAATCTTTGCTCCCAAATATTTGATAAACGTCATCACAGGTTAATAAATTTGCGTCTTTTAAAATTCTTGTTTCTCTTCTCTCCATATTCCAAAGTGCAGTACCAGAATATCCAAGTGCTGTGAAATCCTGTTTATGTAATGCAGCATAAACAACTTCTTCTATATCTCTAAGAGAACCTGACCCCAAGTCTGATTCATCAAAATAAGACACAAAAAGAGACCCTATTATATCTTGACCACCACCCATAAAATTAACAGGAGATGCTACTTCTAAGTTAAAAATTATTATAGGGAAATCATCCTCATGCGCAGTAGGGTCTGTATGATATACGGATATATCAGGCACAGCCGCTTCTATTGCTTCACGTATTCCAACTATAATTTCGTTTAACATTGCTCCCTCCTAGTTTATACCCAAGCTTCTGTTACAGGACCAGTAGATGCAAAGTCTACTCTAACTGTACTAGACCCAGCACCAGTTTCAGAACGACCTAACTCGACAGTGCTAATTGTAGCATCGAAATTATAAGTTTTGCCAGTATCAACTGTTAGTTCGACTGCTCCTTTAAGGGTATCAACCCCACATGTTGATGCGAAGAAACCATCGTCAACTGGTTCTGTTGCACCTGATGCTATATGACCAATTGCTGTTCCTGTCATCTGTCCTGTTATAATTTCACCAGTCTGCCAACCTTCATCACCGAAGCCGGTTGTTGGAAACTGTTCTCCTATAACTTGTGCTGTCCAACCGATGAATTTAGCAGTTATGTTATTTATGCTAGCCGCTCCACCAGTTCCTTGTAATGTTTCTACTACTGCCATGATTTATCTCCTATATCGACCTTTTTAAGTTAACTTGTTGAAAAACGTTCTCAAAATGAACGTTGTCTACTCCACTGACATCCCATACAACATTTTCAGACTGTTGTAGTCTATCATCTTCTCTTATATCTTCATCAGTACTACAAAACATCAGTGCCGTATAAAAACTTCTAGCACCAGTATCATGTAACTCATCTTCCATTGCTGGTGGACCTTGTATCCTGCAATTAAACGTTCCAATAGAAACTGGCATCTTAACAGATGCTCCACCTCTATCTTTAACAACAGTCATCCTCAAATGTGTCACTGTGACATTGTATAGATGCGTTGGGTTTTTTAAAAGCTTAAATGCTACCATATCTATGCCTCAGAACCGAATACCATAATTTCTAATGTCGCAGGAAGTATTGTATTAAGGTTCTCTACTTTAATTATTTTTGCTCCTGCTGATATTGTCCAGCTTCCGCTGTGTACCGAGTACTTATCAGCATCAAGCCACTCATACTCAGTTGTACCTAACCACAAATTAGCAGGATTCGCAGCAGCAACCCCAATCTTCAATTGCGGTGCTGCTTGTACTGCTTTAGTGAACGTAGTGCCTGTAGTTGCTGCTGTGCTGTTGTCTATAAGGTCTAGTACATCTACATCCGCATAAGCAAATCCAGTGTCTAATAAAATAACATAGTTAGAATCATCTATAACGTTAAAGATAGTTCCAGTCCAAATTAAGCCTGTATCCCCATCAGTCACGACGTCTAGTGCGTTCCAAGACGCATCAGGGGCAGCTAACGTGGCTACATAATACATTGCAACATCATCTAAGTCAGTACTGTTCTTTAGTATAACATTTTCTACGCTAGTGAACACTACTGTATGACCAAATGCATTAGTCTCACCTTGTAGGTCGATGTTATCTGTGGCAGATGCAGCTATTGTACGTTCGTCGTGCCACATTTGGTCATAATCATCGCCAAGTACAATGGTGCTAGTGACATTCCAATTAAGGTTATCTGAAGCATTAGACTGTGATAACGCTGTAGTTCCAGTAGCTTGTACATTTGAATTAATGTATATACTGCCATTTATATTTGTAAGGTCTGTTGCCATAATTTTATCCTACTCTCGGTGAATATTTAAGAGGTTTAGTTTGGTACTGATACATTAGTTTATAAATCGGGTCAAACATAGAAGTACCAGCCGATGTCGCCTCATATTCTAGCTCGGTTTCAACTTCATACTCCCCAAGCTTTTCTTTGATTTTATTTCGTTTTTGATTACCAATTAATCCCTGAGACGTTTCAAAAATATACATTAATTGTGCTGTAGCTTCTTGAACAACTGGTTCAACACTTTCTGACACCAAATTACCATCAACAGTATAAGGTCCAATAACGTAATTATTATCTAACCAATCAGAAGCTAGTTCTATTAACTGATAATCCGTCACAGTTATATTAGGGTGAGTGTTAGCTCTTGTCTGTGAAATTAATCTTAAAGAAGGAGATTCTGTTTGAGGCCCAGCCCATGTGTCAGTAAACACAATGGTTTGCTCACCTTCAGTAATAGTAATCGTAGATATATATGTTAAATCATTAGCTTCATCAACAAATGTTCTGGTAAATACACCAGTGCTAGATTCTGTCATAGCTCCAGCATCAACCACAGCAGATGTATCAGTTCTTTCGGTTGATACAGATACTCCACCATCAGGAGAAGCAAGAACACCATTTTGATAAATTGTCTTATTTATAGTTGACATTATTGTACGCTCCAAGTATCATCATTAAGTGTCCACGAATTATTGACAGCCTCACTATCGCCAATAGACTCAATAGCAAGATGACTGTCATCCGCATCATCTTCAATTATAATGTAATGGTCATTCGACTGAGCAGCAGTTAAGGTTGCATATCCCATATAGTCACCTCCAGCAATCTCTCTCTGGTCTATAGGAGTGCCCGGAACAACGGTATTACCGTCTGCATCTTTAAGTATAAACTTAAGCGTTAATCCGGTAAACGCCAAACCCAAAACTATTGGAAACTGATATAACATTATTTTTCCTCTTTAAACGTTAGCGGAGTCCCATACTTTTCAATTATGAGCATATCTAGCTTCTGCTCATGCCTATCTAAAATCTTAATGATAGCTGCGTGTTCTTTACTATTAGTCCCCATCTCTACCGCCGTCGTGTTAGCTTGTTTACCTATGGAAATCATCAGACCACCACCTACCATAATGGCTGCGCCAAGTATTCCGCACATTATTTTAAAAGCCCATCTTGGTGTTCCCTCGGTCATTATGTTTCCTTAAGTTAATTCTATATCACTTACATTAATCGCATCTCTTGCTGACATCATTTCTGCTCTTGCTACCTGTGATTTTAAGAAGTTAATCACTACAAATTTAGCCCAAGCCGCATCTGTATATTCAGGTATTGTTTCACCAATATTTTCTGGGTCTTCCTTTACAGGAATAGGGTGAACTGCCTTGATTGCATCAAGAACTCTTTTTGTTTTATTGTCCGGTATTGTAATTTTTAATTCTGCCATTTCTATGCTCCAATTTGTACTATGTTAAAGTTTGCGTTGAAGATGGTAACGTCATCCGTCCCGCCATCTGTTTGTTTTATTCGAATATCTACGTCGTGGGCCACGTTGGTAATCGCACAGAGGCAAGTGCCAGACATACTGCCAAGGTCACCTACGCCGGAGAACTTTCTAGCGGAACTACCATCCGTCTGTTCAACACCATTGATGAAGACATCAACTTCATAAATTTTGTTAACACCTGCACTTGAACAGCTTAGCTGCCAGTCAATTTTGTAGACTCCTACAGCTCCGACGTTGAAAGCGGATGCACTGGTTGTGACATTGTTGACAAGTCCTTCACCAAGGTCAGCGACCTTGTAGTACGTATCTGTTACGGCTATTGTGATGACCTCTGCACCCTCATGTAGGAATAGCGAACCATATGGGAGACCACTACCAGCACTTACAAACGACATATCGCCATTTATGGTAGCATCTTCTACGCTCAAATCACCAGTTGTGGTTATGTCATTATCTGCGAGGTTTATCTGTTGAGTAGCAGTATCGTCTATAACAAGTTGAGTTCCGTCGTAGTATATTTCTGCGTCTTGTGCGGCCCCGAATTTAAGGGATTGGTCATCACCAGCCAAAGCCCAGTTTGCACCAGAAGCGTCATAAATGCCCCAGTTCGTATCTGCAAATTTTGCATCGCTGATGTAGATGCCATAAACAGTGGAAGTTCCCTCAGTATTAGACGAGACAGACAGTTTTAAACCGTATATGTTTTTTATTACCGATGTAGCAGCAGTTATAGTACTAGTGTCACTTACTAATAGGTCCAAGCCAGTCGTAGTTGTTGTCCATGAGCCACCGGCGTTATTGTAGCCCATGGAATTAGCAACATTGATATCAGAACCAATTTGAGTAATTGCATTACCATAGATTCCTGCACCTGTCATTGTACCTGTACGGGTTACATTATTCTCTAGCCCAGCAAGGTTATCTAATATGAGAAAGGGCGTACCGGTGTGGTTGGATGCAGAGGTTACAGTGTTATTAAGACCTAGTGTTTTTCGTATTACAACATCACCACCACCAGACGCCGTGCTGACTGTGTTATTTGCTACTGTGTTTTCTAGTGCAGTGAGGTCGAATCCAGAGCCGCCAGCATCATTACCGGAAGCGGTTCTCTCTAGAGTTGCTACGGTTGAGTCACTGTAGGTCGTTAGTGGGTTGGAAACACCATCAAGATGCAAACCGGTTAAGTCAGAAGCTCCCATCACATTCGTGAAGGTTCCAGCCATGTCCATATCGTCTGTGGAGGTTATCTGCTCACCTTGAACTGTGCCAGTCGTAGTGATAGCATTATCTTGGAAATCAAGCGTACCAGCAGAACTCCAATCTAACTGAGAGGAACCGTCGCTAGCCGTTAATAGGCGGTTGCCCCAGTCTACAGAAGTACCAGCAGTATTATCATTAAGAAGACCATTGCTCCAATCAACTCTCAAAGTTCCTGATGCATCATTTAATAATTGGGCATCCCAATCACAAACTATTTGTGAGTTGAAATCAATTAAATGTCGCTCTTCCCAATCAATCGACGTTACACCATTGGCTTCATCAATAAGCTGTTCTTCCTGCCAGTCAACTACAGTAGTTGTACCATCATCAAGAAGTAGAAGTCTTTCATCGACGTTGATAGAAAGTAGACCTTCTTCTTGGTCAAGAATGTCTGGGATTCTGATAGCGTCTGTAGACGTAGTAGGTATGAGAGTTGTTCCAGAACGGTTCCAATGGCCAATCACTCCATCATCAGCAGATGAAATATTAAGCCACATAGACGTACCGGAATCGTATCGAAGCAAATCATTATCAGCTATTGAACTAATGTTCACATCATCTACTAATTCGGCTATTCGTTGTAAAATTCTCCTAGCCATCTTACTCCCTTAGATTTCCATATCTGACCCACCACTCAAATCCACTGTAGTGCCGGCCACTGTCTCGGTGATTTGGCAATTTCCATCCGCTCCAGCCCTACTGCAATGGATAGTAATTGTATCATTATCTGCACCACCATTCTCAACTAGAACCGCCGAGATAGACTGAGGGACATCGTATGGGGATAGAGGGTCGGCTGCGACGGAATTTAGATTGATAGCCGTAACTAAGCTAGCAGTCGTAGCATCAATCGTAGCTTCGATGTGAACTTCGTTTGCTGCACCTGTAAGTGTATCTAAGAAAGTATATACTTGAGCACCATCAGAAGTGGTGAGTGTGATAGTCTCTGTATTAGTAGGTAATCCAACAGAAATATCAATTGTTCCGCCCGTTGTAGCTTTCTTCAACGAGGCGAGAATATAAAGTGCGTCCCTTATTTGAACGATAACTGGGTCACCGTAATTCGGGGGTACTGGTAAATTTGCCATTGTTAGTCTCCTTAAGCCCTAACGGGCTATTTAGTTTTTAAAAGAGGGGTATGTGTCACTACTCAAGAGTAACACACACCCTCCTGTTTTGTTACTTACGAATTCTGGATAAGCTTGATTAAAGCTTTAGGTCTCAGGCAAATCGGAAGAATATTCGATTGTGCTTCAATCACCATTCCCTTGCCATCAGTCTGTTCCCAACTACGGCCATAGAACTGTTGTCCCATAGTTCCGGCTGCACTGTTAAAGTCAGCCTGTGCTATATACAACTTATAGATATCAACCATCGGTATCACTCTGGCGTGGTCAGTGTCGATGCCAGTTGCACCCGAAGTATTAGAGTAGTATTCCACGAACGTCACCCCGCCTGCCGTCAGGCGTTGTCTATTAGGTTTCATAAAGTCAACATTACCAAGTTGAGCTTGGAACTGACTCTGAGCCAGATACAGGTCACGCAGAACTGCATGTCCACTCAAGGCACGGAAGAACTCACGACCGCAAATCACGAGGATATTGGGTGCGGGTCCACCAAGTGCGGCTTCAACTGCATCTCGAATGGAAGCAATTTTATCCATAACTTTAGTCGTGGTCGTATCCAAAACCATATCAATCGTAGTTTCAGTCGTACCAAACTCAGTATACAAAGACAAATCAGCATCTACCGAATTGGTAGGATACGTGATATTGCCATGAATGGCCTTGGCCATCAGGTATTCTGTGGTTGTATCAATGCTTCTACGCATATCAATAAGCCTATCACCAACAACCTGTCCGACACCAGATTCAACATCATTAGTTCCGAATCTGCGAACGTTGGTTAAATCGTCTGCGAACACCGTGTCATCAACTTGGATATGAGGAATACGAAAATTACGAACTTTTCGATTCGCAACTTTGTTCTCTACTCCACGTTGTCCACGCTGCGTTGTAGGCAGAAGGGCCAAGCTGTGGTCTCTTTCCTCGACAGAAATCAAGGTTCCGTTTACTGGAGTAGGGGTAAAGATACCCAAATCCATTAGTGTAGTTTCCTGCGGTGGTATTTTCTCAATAGCTGAAGTCAACTTCAGAACATCGAAGGCGTCGCTATTAAATACGTCTGTAAGATTAGCCATTTATTTCTCCTATTTCTTTTTAATTAAGTCGTCTGGGTAGACCAAGTTACATCACCGGAAGTAGAAACACGAATATCCAGAGCGGCCAAAGCGGTAATAGCCGCAGCCTTCTGAGTTGCTGATTCGGTTGTCACAACGTTGTCGCTGTCAATAAGGGCTGGGCCACGGACGAGTACCAATTTCTCTGTAGTTGCGACTGCATTCTCTGCCGCCGTCATATCTTCCATTAGAATTGCCACACAATCAGCTCCAGTCGATGCTGAAATTGCAATGTAATCAGCACCAGAACCTCCGTATCTAAGCAAATCGCCTGTATACAATGCTCCTGCTGCACCGGAAACTGCGTTATTCTGGTCCATAAGGCCAGATTCAAGGCAGAACCCTCTGTCATACATGTTCTTAAGCCACTCATTTGTGCGGGCTTGTTCAGTTAAAGTTGACATTATTTATCTCCTATTTTATATTTTTTACTAATATAGTCACCCACAGCCCCGAGTGAATTACCCGTCGATTGTGCGCCGACTTTAGAGCCAGTACGACTGGCAATCTCTCCGTCTTTCTTAAGCTCTTGCATTTCGTCATGCAATTCACTAATTTTAATCTTAAGCCCTTTGATTTCTGTAATGTATTCCTTTTCAGGACTTTCTTCAGAATCATTAGACTTCTCTTCTATATCTATAGAGTTGTCTTTATTAACTTCATCAATTTTATTTTCATTTTCTTCAATTTTTTCTTCAAGTTTACCATCTGCATTATCCACTTCTTCCTGTAATTTTTCTACTTCAGTTGGTGGTGCTTGTTCTTTAGCTTTCGTCATTTTGTGCTCCTTCTGCGGGTTCTTCCGCAACTATTGGTTCTGTGATTGATTCAACGATTGGTTCTATAACTTGTTCTGGTAGAACTTCTGGTACAGGTATACTCACCTCTTCCAGTAATGCGTTAAGGTCTATGCTGCCGGGATTCTGTTTAATGAGTTCCAAGGCAACCTGTTGTTTATAAATTTTGTCCGAATTAGAAATAGGTGCCGCAATGAAGTTAACCTTATCAGCCTCTTCTTTGCTAATCATAAGCTCAATGTATGGCTTGGCAATCTGAGTCTCAAACTGCTCTGTGATATAATCTGATTGCATTTCCATGTAATCTAGGCTTACATTACGATGTTCCACCGATTCCGCTAAAGTTCCTCCTCCAGAACTTTCCAAAATTGTTCTTTCTGGTAGGGTAAAACTACGTACCAACGCTGAATCAAGGGCTTTGAGCCTCTGAATGAAGGATGCCTGACGCTGTACAGGGTCTCCTACGTACTCTATTTCCCAGTTTGTACCAGCCGTATTAGGCATTCCGGGTATCTCAAGTCCATTATTAGCAACAATTGCGGACCCTCCACCGTCTAATGCTACGTCTAAATCCTCTGCTAATTCGAAATTAGTGGCCTCTGCACCGTCTGGACCGATACCTGTACCACTTGGATTAGGTACTTTTATCAATCTATTGGAACCAGCAACCTTCAAATCGTATCTCTGAGCACCTTCTTCAGTAGTAACGTAAGCATCATACGCCTCACGGCATATTTCTGTTGGTGGTACTCCGTAGTAATACCCCGGCTCTACGTTTAATCCGAGGAACGCTGCCGATTCTTTTGGAATAAATATATCTTTAGGAATAGGTTGAGTACTATACAATCCAGATATTTGGATTCCCATGTACGTCCCATTGTCGTCCACGACAATGCTCACGCTTTCACTGAGCAATGGTTTCAGAACTAACTTTAAATCTGCATCCAGAAATTGTTCAAAACCTTGGTAGCCGAAACTGTACATTCCGTTTATAGCATCTGTAACATAGGTTTGTCTTAATTTCATTAATTCTGTAATCAATTCCCATGTCTCATCCGACGCATCGGGTGCCGAAACGCTCCAAGAACTCCTTATAATAGGACTAGAACTTAGGTTAAATGCCAGATTAACTGTAGCATGTTTCTTTATGGTACGATATGTTTCGTGTGAAACGGGTAGATTAGGGTATACTATACTAGGCATGTCGTCTCCTTCTTATGTTGCGGCGGGGTCTGATTGATATAAACGAGTTATTTGTGTTGGTTCGGGTGGTTAATGGGAACTCCTGATGACAAAAATAGCCAATATTATCCATACAGTGGCCCACATTCCCTCGGGTATCTACTTTGTTGTTAGTTCCTTCACGGTAGTAAACACTAACTATATCCTTCAATATGTTAGTACATGAAGGGTCAATAAATAAGGACCGCCTTCCACTTGCTGAACATAACTTGGCATTTACCGCTGCCATCCTATCTGCTACTGGTGGATTTGCGGCTCGGTAGTGTATGGTTCGGCCAGCATTGAGGAACCGTTCATCATTGACAATCTGCTGATGGTCCGATAGGGCCGCAGCGGAGTGTCTGTTCTGACTTGAGGCGTCACCGTAGAACTTAAAACCAGCCTTGTGGTCCCCGTATCTCTCCCATAATTGCTGTAATGTGTACCTAGTATTGGTGTTTCTAACATATAATTCATCTATAATGTTTATGATATCACCTTCCATTTGGATAATAGAGACCGTCATTGGGTTCACATTAAAATCCCATGTGAAGATTAATGGCTTATTTTTATCATAATGACATGGCCTTATATTGTTTTCACTGAATGCGTAATAGCATAGCCCTTCAGCACTTGTGAACCTCGCCATGAATCTTTGCTGGAATAGGTCAGCAGGTAACGTCTTTTTCGCAAGCTCAAAAGACTCCATTGGGTATGCAGGGTTCTCAATACTTGGCCACACGAAAGCACTAATATCCGGGTCTCCAGCTTGTGCCTTTTCTATGCATTCAGAGAACCATCCTACTTTGTATGGCGTGGAACAGCCGTAAATTTTACCCTTTCGAACCATAGTCCTCTGTATCATTTCCTCATATACCGCTCTAGGCATCTGTCCACATTCGTCCATAGCTACTGCGTGAGCCTGTCCACCTACTAATCCCAGTACATTGTCTGAGGATAATGTGTAAATAATACCTAAATTATTAGGTAATGTGTATTGACTCTTAGACTCTTTGTATGTACCCCTGAAGGCACTTGCATTAAATACGTCTAAGAATGGAGGGACACTGGCTCTCATTAGGATTTTATGAGTAGGTGCTATTAGAAACCCTAGGAAACCAGATGTGTTGCCAGCATCCCTATATTCAGTAACCTGTTTGAGTAGCCAAAGAGGCATGGCACAACTCTTGCCGCCGCCGGTTCCGGCGCAGGCGAGGGTTATCTTGGTATCAGATAAGACACTCAAACCTTGCTGATAGTGACAGTCAAATCGGCGATTGCCCTTCTCATCTATCTCGCCCCAATCGTATCTTAACCGTTTGCCCTTTTTGTCATACTTAGTTACAGCAAAGTCCGGTCGTTCATATGACAATTCTTCAATGTTTGTCTCTTCCGGTTCAATTTTTTGGGGCTTTTTTTTTGCCATATTTTTGGTGGATTTCTGTAAGGATTCCCGCCCGACACTAATTTCTATCTTAAATCGCCGTTTTCGCTTCGCTCAAACGTCTCAAACGTCTCCTACTCATTATAGATAGTCTATGACCAATCAAATATAGTTATAATTTTATTAATAATGGGATAATGTTATTAAGAACGGGTTAAGAATGAGTGTAACATAACTCACATTATCGGACGTTAACGCTATAAGATGAGTAATGATAAACACTTACGTGCGTAGCACGTAAGTGTTAGGTCTTCAACTATTCTTGAGTTGTTCATGAACTATCAGAGATGAGGACGCCCATAATTAATAACAAATAGATATTGTTCAGAATTGGTATAAGATAATCCCTTCAGCTTTGCTGAAGGGATTAGTTGTCATTAGTTATGACTCATCATGATTAATCATAAACTATTTTATATGCTACACGCATCAATTGTAGCGCTAATGTAACAATTTTGTAACATTTGTGATACAATTCTGATACAATTAGAGAATAAATTGAAACAAATAAAAATGAGCGAGGGCGGTTAAGGTATGGTATGGTCTAAGAATTTAAAGCCATTGTCTAGGTTAACTACCACATCATGTACTATGTCCCAGTCAGGCTCATCCTCATCCACCTCTAGCCTTAGGGCACTGACGACATGAGCTAGGTCAATGAGCATCTCACGCTGTCTAAATAGCTGCTCGAATTGACTCATATCTATCTCCTCATACTCGTACTCATACATGTTACTCTCCAAACACAACATTACTAAAAGCCATTATTTACCTTTCTTCTTGTCCTCAGTAGGTGGCAACACATTGACTACGATAGGATGGGTCTCTGCCTTACCTACACCAATCTCTATTGTGGATTTACTACGATTAGGCTCTATAAACTTAGTATAGAACAGGTATGTATCGTTGTCTATTAAGTCCTGTAGCATAGCCATTATCGTATCCTGATTCACCTTCAAGCGTAAGAGTTCTTGTATCATGTTCTGACACTTTTTAATGCCATCAGTCTTCCCTTTAGGGCGACCTCTTTTGTTGCCACTTGTGCCGGGTTGAAATCCGTACTTACGGGCTACTTCTCGAATCGCTTTGTCTTGTTTTTCTGTTCTCATACTATTATTTAGTGTATTACCTAGTAAACGTCAATCGAAATAACCGTTCTCCTCTAAATATTGGTTAAAACGCCTATTAGCCTTACTCCATAACCAGTGTGATTTACCATGTCTGTATCCGAGCTTTCTGTCAACATCACGCCAAAATCGTAATTGATGGTCTCCAGTAAACTGGAATTTGAGGTTAACGACCTCTAATTCATCTGGTGGTAGTAGAG